GCCTACGGGTTCTCCTGCGGCGCGGCCGGTGCGGACGGTGACTTCGGCAGCGGCACGGAGACGGCGCTGAAGAAGTTCCAGGCCAAGTACGGCCTCGGCGCTGACGGTATCGCCGGGAAGGGGACTTGGGGGAAATTGCTGGGGGTGTAACGTGAAAAAGATATCCCGCACCGAAACGGTGCGGGATATCTTTTGCTTTTTCTGCAAAAATAGCTTGACAGAGTTCTTGGTATGGTATATAATAAAGTCATACCAAGAACAGGAGGAGCCAATCATGAAGGAGTTCAAGACCGAGATCATTGAAAAAATTGTTAAGGAATCTGAGGGCAGCAAGATCGTCAGCTTGCACGACGTAGGCGTCGCGCTTGGCCACAAGCATCTCTCCGCGCAGGACTGCCGCGACATCATCAGCGCGGCGCTGAAGCGGATGCCGGGCTACCGGGTCGTGAAAATGGTTGCTCCGCGCACTCCGGACTGCTGCGCGTCCCTTTGGGAGACCGCCACATTCGTCGACTCGGCCCTTGAGTTTGAGGAAGGCGGTGCGTTCTGATGCCGAGAAAGGGCGCGAAGCTGTCTGAGGAAGCCGCCAAGAAGAACGCCGCCGCCAGCGCGGCGTGGCACAAGAAAAACACGGAGGCGCTGTCGATTCGCGTTCGCCGCGAGAAGGCAGCCGCTTACAGAGAGCTGGCCAGTCGAAGGGGGCAGTCCCTCTCGTCCATCGTGTGGCAGTACCTTGATGCCGAATGCGAAAAGGAGGGAATTGTCACCGAGTAGGCGCAGGCGCACCGTTGTCATTCCGTTGTCAAAAGTTGTTTTTATCGAGCGCAAGACCGTCCGCAAGGCTGGACGGCTTTTGCGCTGGCTCGGACGCACAGCGAGCCGCAAAGCCTTGTGAATAAATAGAAAACCGCCTGATCCTTGCAATCAGGCGGTTTTCCCTTTTGGTGGAGCTGAGGGGAGTCGAACCCGTGGGCTAAATGACTATAAACCGCATGGTTACGTGCTTTCTTGATTTCCAGTTGTCATTTTGTTGCCAAAATAGTCGTCTATGCTCTCGTTGATCGCGGTCATTTGATCTGACATGGCGTAGGCGTAGACCTGCTTATACATCCGATCGGAGGCCCAGCCGTTTCGCTCCTGGGCATATTTTGAGTCCACGCCCAGGCGCACCATGACGGCGGCGTTAATGTGCCGTAGGTCATGGAAGCGGCAGCGGGGAATGCCTGCCTGATCCAGCGTGCGGACGAACCGCTTATAAATAGCTGCCCCGGAGAAAGTCACCAGCGGCCCGCTGTCGCGCCCGGTGGCCGCGATGAGCTGGGCAATGTAGCCGGGGACGCTGACCCACCTGTCTCCAGCATAGGTCTTGGCGCTGTCCTTCTCCGCGGGCTTGTTGTTTTCGTCCAGGACGACCGCCCGGCAGATGTGCAGTTTTCCGCCGTCAATATCCTCGCGCCGTGCGCCGAGGATCTCCGACATCCGCATACCCATCCAGAGGGCCATGAGCACCGGCAGCTCGATAGGGCTGCCACGGAAGGCGGTCAGGATCGCTCCAATCTCTTTGTCGTCTGGTTGTCGAAGGTCCGGCTTGCGTTTAGCTGGGAGATGCAGAGAGTAGTGCTTGTCCGGCATGGTTTGTTTTAGGACGGAGGATAGCAGGCCTTCAGCGTTGGCGATGTATTTCGGGCTTTTTTTGCTCTTCGTCATGGCGGAGATCTCCCGCTGAATGTGCTCGGAAGTGATGGACGAGAGCTGCATCGGCATGAGCCGCTGAAAGGTGTTGCGCTGGAGGCGTTTATACCCGGCCACGGTGGAGGGAGACAGAACGCCATCGCGGGACTCGATATAGGCTTTGTAGGCAGCCTCCAGCGTCATGGTGACGCGGGGCTTGTCCGGCGCTTTCAGGCCGTGCTTGATGGCCATGGCCTCGGCAATGGCCTCCTCCTTGGTCTCGCGGGTGATGGACACATCCTGCCCGTTGACGCGGACGCGGCAGGCCCACGAGCCGCTGGGAAGCTTTCGGGCGGTGGGCGTGTGGGCGGTGTTCTTGCTGCGCTGCTCCCGGACCTGCCGGGTGCCGCACCATTTACAGTAGACGGAGTCGGCGTCTATCTCGCGGCCGCAGCCCTTGTTCTTGCACTTCATAACATCCCCCTCCCATCATCAAGAAGGGCGGTGTCCGATTCGGGCACCGCCTCTGTCTTTTTTAGCCGACCTTCTCCATGCGAATGGTCATGGTGGAGCCGAGGGCGCTGGCCTCGTAGCTCAGCTGGCCGTTGGCGTAGGTGAATGTCTTGGTGTCGTCGCCGCTGGCCAAGAGCGCGAGGGAAGTCTGATCTTTGTCGTTCTCGGAATCCCAGGAGTAAGGTTCATCGGTCGTGGTGGGGGCAACGTATGTTCCCGCCCAGTACAGGCTCTTGGTGTCGCCGTTATCGGAAACCCAGTTGACGATGATCTCGCTGCCGGAGATCGTGGCCGCCTGCCAGGCATCCTCGGAGTTGCTGTTGACTTGCTTCCACTCGCCGGTCAGGTCGGGAGGAGAGGCGGGGTCTTTCGTCTGCTCGCCGCCGTTGTTGGCGGGCGCGCTGCCGCAGGCGCAGATGGACAGTGCCAAAACGGCGGCCATCAGGAACACAGAAATTTTCTTCATTTTTGACCTCTTTCCGCGGCAAATCTGCCGCTTACATATATTTTCTGCAAAGAATTTGCATTTTACTGGATATATTCCGTCGAAGTGGTACGATATAGGTACTATCTTGAGGAGGGACGCGACATGAGTGAGTGGGAGGAGGACTTGTTGGCGCTGTTCGACAGTCTGGACGAAGCGGCGCAGGCCGCGGCCCTGGCGGCCGCGCTGAAAATCATTAGCGGCGAGATCCTCTGAGAGACGGTGCCCGATTCGGGCACCGTTTTATTTTTCCCGCTCCCGCCTCAGGCGAAGCATGAAGGCAAACAGTTCGTTCCGCTGCTCAGCGGTCATGCTGTCCAGCAGGCGCATAAACTCCTGCCGCACCGGATCCGGCGGCGTCTCTTTCTCCCCCAGCAGGTCGGAGACGGTGCAGCCGAGATACTGCGCCAGCAGCTGCACCTTGGCAACAGACGGCGTCTGGCCTCGTTCTATGTCGTTTATAAAGCTGACGCCTACGCCAGCCTCGCGGCAGGCTACGGTGGGCTTGACACCTTTTGCGCGGCAGCGCTCCTTGATATTCTGCACAAAAAGTTCCTTGTCCATGACGACCTCATACTATATGCGAATTATGCAAAGTGACAAACAATTTGTGAATACAAAAATACCACTTGACATTTTGTAATTACGAATTTATGCTTAACTTGTCCCTCAGGTGAGAACGAGAGGGAGGTGGAAAAATGCGACGGTTTTCGGACTGGCTGACGCGCAAGCTTGAAGCGGGCGGTGTGTGGTCGCTCGTCATCCCAGTTGTATCATCCGCGATAACAAGTCTTTTAACCCTAATGTTAGTAGAGCTGTTACGAATGATACTGCGATAGGCAGCCACATGTTTTTCAGCCATAGTTCCTTCCGATGCCGCTCTTGCTCTGCGAGGTAGTCGTCTAACGCAAGTTCGCCCTTTGGCGTGATGCGGTAGATGCCAAGTCCCTGATGGAGCGGGCGCATCGCCTCGATGGCGGTATCCATTTCCTCGGCCAGAAGCCCGGTATCGGGCTTGGCCAATGCGGCGATGCGGTGCTCGGCGGAGCCTATATCCGGAAGAGCCTTTTTAGCGTCAGCGGTTGGCGCGGGGCCATGCTTCCGGAAGTATCGCAGCACTTCGGCGTCGCAGGCGGTGATCTGACTGTCGTTTTTCATGTCTTTCCCTTTGCGTTCAAAAGTTGAGGGTTTCCACTGGGTCTTGCGCAGGTTGTATCCCCCTCGGAAAAACGGGTGTGTAGCTGTTTACTGACATGAACACTATACCACCCTTTTTTCCGGCGCGCAAGGTGAAATTTCACGATTGGAGGTGAATCAAGTGCGGATCAAGGAGTACCGAGAGCGCACCGGCATGACGCAGGAGGCGCTGGCGGACAAGCTGAACGTCGACCGGTCTGTGATCAGCTACTGGGAGCGAGGTAAAGCGACGCCCTGCAAGAAGCACCGCGCCATGCTGTGTGCGATCTTGCAGTGCACGGAGATGGAGCTGATGAGCGAGGCCGCCCACTAAGGTCAGCATAGCGGAGAAAGGAGGAGTTGTCCATGGCAAGGGACGGCGGAAACATCTACCAGACCGCCCGGAAAGCGGCGGGTCTGACGCAGGAGGCCGCAGCGGAGCGGCTGGCGGTCAGCGACACCAGCATACGCGCCTACGAGTCCGGGGAGCGGCTGCCGGGCGACGACATCGTGGCGCGGATGTGCGCGGTGTACAACGTACAATACTTAGGCTTGCAGCACCTGCAGCTGAAGACGGCGCTGCTGCCGGACTGCGTACAGGAGGCTCGGCCGGAGCCGCTGCCGGTGGCGGTGATCAAGCTGGTGCGGCGGGTGATGCGCTTCGCGGAGGCGCACCGCAGCGACCAGCTGATGGAGATCGCCGAGGACGGCGTCATCAGCGACGGCGAGCGGGCGCTTTTCGAGGAGATCGCCTGCGATCTGGGGGATATCGTGCAGGCCGCACTGGCCTTGCAGTACGCAGAGGAGGTGCAGTGATGCCCCGGACGATTTTGAGCGCGAAGACAGACGCCGCCAAGGACATGGCGGTCCGCATCAAGGCGCAGGCCTACGCCCTGCACGGCGGTCTGGACGGCATGGCGCGGGCGGCGGGCATGAGCCGCAGCACCATCTATGCCCGGATCAAGGACCTGCCCAGCTGCTCCGGCAAGGAGATCGCGGCTATCGCCAAGGCGGCGCGCATCCCCAAGGACGAGCTGTTCGCCGCGTGGGCAAAGGCGTGCTGAGGAGGCGGAGAGCGTGACAACATGGTATTGTTTGGATTTGAAATACCCGGGCCTATACCTCCGACCGGGCGAGATGGTGGTGGTGCGGCTGGGCTCCCTGAGCTTCCGGGAGGCCACCTACCGCGTGGGGTATTTTGCGACGGACCCTCGGGATCCGGGCTCCCGGAAGCTGTGGTTTTACCGGAGCGGCGGCGGAATCGAGGATCCCGCCCGCTGGAAGAAGTATTACACCGACGTCCGTTTCATGCCGCTGGATACGCCGGAGGGAGGTGTGATCTGTGGATAGCTGGGCAATGGCGGTGCAGTACATCTGCGCGGCAGCCGGTGCGGCAGCCGTCGTCCGATGGGTAGACGGCTGCGGGAAGGCACAAAAAAAGAACCGCCCTCTGGGTGGAGCCAGAAGGCGGTTCGGTGAGTTGAAGCGCACGCGCTTCATACGAGCAAGATGATTATACCAGAGCCGGGAGGCTTTTACAAGGGGGTAAGGACTGCTATGAGCAAAAAAATTGAACAGCCCGCCTATTGGGGCGTCATCCCCGCCCCCGTGCGGTACGACGACCGTCTCCCTGCCAACGCGAAGCTGCTGTACGGCGAGATCTCCGCGCTGTGCGACCGCAAGGGCTTCTGCTGGGCGAAGAACGACTACTTCGCCGAGCTTTACGGCTTGTCGGCGGACACGGTGACACGGCTGATCCGGAAGCTCCGGGACGCGGGCTATCTGACGGTGGAGATGGTGCCTACGGCCACCGGCAGTGAGCGGCGGATTTTCGCCGGTGTTTGCACAAGGGGTGTCGGCAAAAATGCCGAGACCCCTCTCGGCAAAAAAGTCGGGGGGGTGTCGGCAAAAAAGTCGACCCCCCACAATATAAGAACAGATAATTATAATATAACCCCCATACCCCCATTGGGGGCAGGTGTGCAAAAACGTGTGCACAAGGGTGTGCCGCGGGAGCAGCCGGACTGGAAGCCGGAGCGCTTCGCGGGGATGTGGAGCTACTACCCGGCCAAGGGGCGGCGGAACAAGCAGCGGGCCATGGATGCCTGGGACAAGCTGAAACCGGACGACGCACTGATTGCCCGGATCGGGCGGGCGTTGGAGAAGCTGCTGGCCACGGAGGAGTGGCAGCGCGGCATTGGCATCCCACACGTGGCCACGTTCCTCAACGGGCAGAGGTGGAAGGACGCCGACGAGCTGGACGCGCCCTCCCCTGCCGTGCCGGCATCTACCCGTGTGCAGGAGAGGAAGGGTGACTACGAGATATGACAACGGACAGTCCGATCCAGTCCCAGAGGCTGGCGACGGCGCAGGCCGCCGTGCTGGGCGCGATGCTGATCGACGCGGACTGCATTGCCGATGTGCTGGCAGATACGTCGGAGACTATGTTCGTGTCGTCGGTCTACCGCACGGTGTACGGCTGCATCCGGCAGTTGTTTCAGGAAGCGCAGCCGGTTGACCCCGTGACGGTGGGCGCGGCGCTGAAGGAGCGCGCCGGGCAGGACTACGGCGAGCTGTTGGTGCAGCTGATGGACATGACGCCCACCAGCGCCAACGTGGGCTCCTACGTGGAGATCCTCAAGCGGGAGAGCATCGTGTGGCGGCTGCGGAGCATCGGCGCGGCGCTGGCGGAGACGGAAGATCTTCCGACGGCGGAAAAGCTGATGGAGAAGGCCAACGCTGCCATGAGTCTGAAGTCCGGCGTGGAGGTCTGGGACATGACCCAGATGTGGGAGAACTTCTGCCTGCGCCATGCGCAGACCGCTAAGACGGAGTACATCCGCTGGGGTTACGACTTCATTGACGAGCGGGTGTATACGGCGCGCGGCGACTACTGCGTCATCGGCGGGTATACAAGCGCCGGAAAGACGTGTCTGGCGCTGTGCATGGCCATGAAGATGGCCCAGCAGTACCGGGTGGGCTTTTTCTCCTACGAAACGGACAAGGAAAAGCTGACGGACCGCATCATGTCCGCCAAGGCCATGGTCGGCCTGAGCGATATCAAACAGAACAAGCTGGGAGAAAAGGAGTGGGAGGAGCTGGCCTACGCGGCGTCCAGTCTGAGCAGGACGGGCCTGCAGATCATGCAGTGCAGCGGCTTCACTGTGGCGGACATCCAGTCCGTGGCGCTGTCCCGGCACTATGACGTGGTGTTTGTCGACTACCTGCAGCTCATTGAGGCGGACGGACGAAAGGGATGGGGACGGCCGGAGGAGGTTGGATCCATCAGCCGCGGCCTGCAGCGGATGAGCCACGAGCACGGCATCACGGCGGTGGTGCTGTCCCAGCTGACCCCGGATGACGGGCGGAAGAAGAACGAAGCTCCCACCATGTACGACCTCCGTGAGAGCCGGCAGATCGCTATGGATGCGGATGTGATCTTCCTGCTGTATCTGGAAGACCCTGCGGATCGCGCCGGCCCGCGCATCCTGAAGTGCGACAAGAACAAGGACGGCCAAGCTGGCTGGTACAAGGTGATGCAGTTTCAGGGCCGCATCCAGAGCTTCCGTCCCATGCCGAAGCCGGTGGCGAAGGCGGCGCCGCTTCCGGCGCAGATCAGCTTCCGCGAAATTAAAGACGACGGCGACGGGCCGTTCTGAGAGGAGGGCCTATGCAGGCAGGCGACAAGGTTACATACGTTCCCTTTGTGCTGCGCTACGCCAAGGACACGGAGCTGCGGGCGCCCAGCGTCGCGGCGCCGGTGCTCTGGGTGCATCCGGAGGGCCGCTTTGCGGTGGTGGAACGCAGCACGGGGCGATACAGGTATCGGGAGTGCGTCCCGGTTGAAAAACGAAAAAAGTGAGGTACGAGCAACATGAAAACCATAGCGATCATGAACTTGAAGGGCGGCGTGGGGAAAACCGTCACGGCCATCAACCTGGCGGACGCCCTACGGCGCGCCGGCAGGCGGGTAGTCCTGGTGGACTGCGACGGGCAGATGAGCCTGACGCGGTTCTACTTTCCGGATCTTGACCCGGACAACGCCGCCACGGTGGCGGACGTGCTGGAGGGTGAGGCGGAGCCCGTGTGGAGCGACAGCACCATCCCCGTGGACGCCGGTGGCCTTGTGCAGCTGCTGCCGGCATCCAGCGCCCTGTACGGGCTGGATGTGAGGGCGCTGAAAAGCAGCATCCACAGCATCAGTTCTCTGCGGGACTTCCGTGACGCGGCGGCGGTCGACGGCATGGACTACATGATCTTTGACTGCCCTCCCGGCTTTACGGCGGCAAGCTGTGCGGCGCTGATGGCGGCGGACGAGGTGGTCGTCCCCATGGTGGTGGATGGCTTCTCCGTCTGGGGCGTCAGCGACATGGCGGCGCAGATCAACAGCATGAGAGCTGCCAACCCCGCCATCAGAGTGGCCGGCGTCCTGATCTGTCAGTGGCACAACAGCGAAGTGGTGCGGCAGGGCGAGGCGCTGCTGCGAGGCCTGAGCCTGCCGGTGTTCACATCGGTGATCCGTCGGACGGAGAAGGTACCGGAGAGCACGTTCTCCCGGCAGCCGGTCGTGGACTACAGTCCCCGCAGCGCGGCGGCAGCTGACTACCGGGCGTGGGTTTGGGAGTATCTGATGGAGGGAGGTGCAGACCGTGGCGAAGTTTGACATGGGCGAGTTTGCCAAGACGCTGGCGCAGCCGGTGTCCGAGTCGGGCACCGGGCGGGAGCAGATCGAGTATATCGATGTGGATCTGTTGGACGGCGACCCGGGAAACTTCTATGCGCTCCGCGGTCTGGATGATCTGGCCGCCAACATCGCCACCATCGGCTTGCAGCAGCCCATCCGGGTGCGCGCCGGCGAAGGCGGCCGTGTGGTGATCGTCTCCGGACACCGGCGCGCGGCGGCCATCCGAAAGCTGGTGGCAGAGGGGCGGACAGATCTGCGGGAGGTGCCGTGCATCCGGGAGGCGGACGACGCGTCTCCGGCTCTGCGGGAGCTGCGCCTGATCTACGCCAACAGCAGCACCCGCGATCTGACCGCAGCAGAGCTGTCCCATCAGGCAGAGAAGGTGCGGGAGCTGCTTTACCAGCTGCAGGAGGAGGGGTTTGAGTTCCCCGGCCGGATGCGGGACCATGTGGCGGAGGCTTGTAAAATCAGCAGGAGCAAGCTGGCGCGGCTGGAGAAGATCCAGAAGGGGCTGGCCTCGTGCTACCGCGACGCATGGGAGGCTGGGGCGCTGCCAGAGGACACGGCGGACGCGCTGGCCGGCCTATCCGAGGAGGTTCAGGAGCGTATCAAGAGGGTTTGCCCGAAGAAAACGCCAACGGCAAACGCTATCCGCGAGATGGGAGAGCGGCTGGGGTCTAATAGCTACGGCTACTACGCAGCAGCTTTTCGATGCCCAGACGCCGGGGCCTGTACCCATCAGGACAAGTTCTTTCGCCATGATTTAACATGCTGCAGTTGGGAGCGCTGCGGAGGGCAAAGGTGCTGCCTGACCTGCAGCGCGGGAGGTAAGCATAACCCCGGCGGCTGGTCTGGACGCATGTGCCCGGATATGTGTGCGGCGGCAAAGGCCGCCTTTGAGAAGGCAAAAGCGCGCGCCGAGGCTAAGGCGGAGCGGGAGAAACAGAGCGAGAGAAGCGCCGTCGTGACCAAGGCGCAGGCGGTCGCGCAGCGGATCGTGCGGGCCGCGGATGCCGCGGGTCTGGCGGGTGACGCGAAGATCTCCGGCAGCTACGGCGGCGGTTTTAGCATTGACGCGCTGCGCGGAATCTCCCGCGGCGATGTGCCAGACGGTGCGAGAAACGTGGACTTGGCTGATCTCACGCCCTGGCGCACGACGGAGCTCGTCAAAAACGCCAAGACGCTGCACTGCTCCGTGGACTATCTGCTGGGTCTGACGGACGAGATCAACTCCACGGCCGCAGTGTCCGGCCAAGTCGCGCTTGCCGCGTGGATGCCCGGCGGCACGACGCCGGCAGAGCCGTGTGACGTGGTGGCGGAGTTCGACCTGAGCGGCGACGGCGAGCTGACATCTCGCTCGCTCTGCCGGTGGGACGGTGAGGCGTTCCGGTTCGGGAAGAGCAGAGACAAGATCGAGGTGCGTGTCGTCCGGTGGCTGGCGCTGCCGGAGGTGGATAAGGAGGACGAGAAACGATGATTAACTGTGTGCGAGATGACAAGAAGACTGTCGTGAGCGCATCCGGAGGCGCCCCGCAGGTTGCGGCAGACTGCTGTGAGGTGATCCGCGCGATCTACTTTGAGATCCCGGTTGAAATGCGCCCGCTGTTCAAGGAGTGCGTGCTGCTGGCTGTCAACCACAAGGATTCTCCCATGTGGCAGTCTCCGCCTCCCAGCTCGGAGCGCGTGGTGATCCGCTCCGAAGGCAAAGAGCTTTTGAAGCAGGCTAAGGATCTCTTTGGAGGTGAAAACCATTCTGAGGGGGGGCGGCAGCATGACGAGAGTTGACCTGACCAAGGCGCAGTGCGCCGAGCTGGCGAACTACCTGCGAGGCGTCCTGAATAACGGCATGGGCGCAGGCAGCTTTGACAAGATCGAGATGCTGGTGCTGGCCCGCCGCGCCTTGGCGGCTGCGGAGGAGTTGCCGGAGGCGCCCTCTGTTGCCGCTCACGCCCCGGCCGCGCGGAAACCGCAGCCGGAAGGCGCCTCGACGGCCGGCTCTCCGGCCTCGGAGGCGGCACAGCTGAAGCGCGACACGCTGGAGCGCCTGACGGCCTGCCGGCGGAAGGATGGCCTGAACAGTCTGGCGCCGCTGGCAGCGGCCTGCGGCAAGGTGGATGGAAAGGTGATCAGCGCGGAGCTGCTGGCGCGGATGCTGAACCGGGAGCGCTTCCCGGTGGCGATCTGGCGGGAGGTGGCCGCTGCGTTGGACAAGATGGAATGGAAGAAAGGAGCGGATACGGATGGTAAGGACAACTGATCTGGTGGCTGATCTGAGAGTGTGTCTGCGCGGCGAATGTTCGGCCTGCGGTCACGAGTGCGGTAACGCTGATTGCTTGGACCGCATCATAGAGGACGCCGCCGACCGGCTGGATGAGCTGGTAGACCGCTGCGCCCGGTACGCCGAGGAGATCGCGGTGCTGCGGGGGAAGGTGAATGCATGATCGTTGTGCGAGTATACTTGAAGTCCGGGCAGCGCTTTGATGTCTGTGCAGAAAACGTCAAATGTAAGTATAACGGGTTGACGGGCGAGCTCACATCCTTCAACTACACTGGGGCCGTATCAGGAATCCCAATATATCTCGACATCGGGGAGGTTGAAGCCGTTGTGCAGCTGAAGGCTGGCGGAGGTGACGATGATGAGAGCGAAGAAGTGTGACCGCTGCGGCAGGTTCTACGATCATTATGATAGGAAGTCGCGGTTCGGTGGCGGCTGCAAAATAAGTGACTTGTTAATGCTGATTGATCGCAATCAAGATGAAACATGTTTTCCGAGAGAAATCTACGATTTGTGTCCTGCATGTACGAGGGAATTTGATACATTCATTCACGGCGGTGCTGTTTCCGCCGCCGAAAAGGGGGAAGTGTGATGGAACGACTGACACAGCGACTTAGAACTGGTGAGGTTCTTATGGCGTCAGATTACGAGGAGAAATACACGGAACAGGAGTGGATCAGTGTGTTGCAAGACCGCCTTGCCGCCTACGAGGACACGGGGCTTAAGCCGGAGGAAGTTTTGCCGAAGGATAAGGCGGACGAGATCGTGCTGAAGCTTATGCGGCTTGCTGATTTGGAAAGCCTTTGCAGCTATGACCGCCTGCGGAAGCTGGCCGAGGCCGACAAGGACGAGCGCGTGGTGGTGCTGCCGTGCAAGATAGGCGATAAATTATACAGGGCGTTTGCCGGAGAAATCTTCGAGCACCGAGTTGGGAGCATGAAATACTTCGCAATACAGGGACGGTGGGACATTGAAACGTACCCATTCTGCCCATGCGTGGAAAGTTCCATAGGAAAAACGATTTTTTTGACCCGCGAGGAGGCGGAGGAAGCATTGGAGGCAGTGAGGGAGGAGGGAGCGACGTGATAAAAAAGAGCGACCTGGTCTGTCCATGGCTCCCGTCTACTCTGGTGAGTGATGACGGCGGACGCGTGACCGCGTTTGCGGACTGTTGCCGAGAGCGGTGTCCATATTGGGGAATCGTCGACATGGTGAGAGGCGCCGACGGCAAGTCTCGATCCGTTTCGGGGTGCCGCCGCGTGAACGAGGCGCTTCATAATGAGTGACCGCGAGTTGATCGCCGCGCTGCGGCGGCTGAAGGTGGAAACCGGGAGTCTGGTGTGTGTGGGCTGCGGCTATGAACATAACTGCGGCATCCACGGGTGCGCAATTCTGCGAAAAACGATCGCATGGCTGGAGCAGACACTGGCAGAGGACAGGCCCAGCAGCGTCATGGAGTATCGGGATGAGCGCTAAGGTGAACCCGCGGCGGGTACCTCGGACGGAGGCCGACGTGGCGGCCGCCTACACGAAGGGCGTCACCGAGGGCCTGAATCGCGGCATCGAGCTGATGCTGTATGTGCTGATCGACAAGCACGCCGCGCCGATGGAGGACGTGCAGCAGCTGGCCGCGGAGCTGAACCACGCCGCCGAGTGCGTGGCGGAGGGGTACGTCACCTGGGCCGGCGTGCGGCGCATGCTGAAGGAATACAACGTGGAGGTGGAGTTGGTATGATGGGCATTGTGGAGTCTGCCGAAGTCTTGAGGGCGTATCTGGATGAGTCTGCCGCGCGCGTTCCGCCTAAGGTCTACGGAGCCATATCCACGGCAGTGGTCGTGATGGATGCTGTGAGCAAAACGATTGATGCGGCGCAGTGTGTCATGGCTGACAGCTTGCAAGCGGTTTGCGTGGAGGCTCAAGATGGACGGTGAAGGACGTTGGATCTGCGTGCGGCAGCGCGCCGGCCCGCTGGTGAAGGAGCAGCGCGCCATACGTCCGCGGCTCAGCCAGTATGACAGCCCTTACGAGCGGGCGGAGAAGAATCGTATTCTCCGCCCGCCTCGGGACTCCGGTGTGTGTCGGACACGCATGGATCGCTTGGAGCTATTGCTGGCGCTCTTCGGTTTTGATGGGTGGAGCTACACGCTGACCTTTGACGAGGCGCATCTGCCACCCAACTTTGCAGAGGTTCGATTGTGCTGGCGCCGATTGCTTTACCAGATGAAGAAGTGGCATGACGGCGTGACGCCTGACTATGTTTATCTTATCGAGGGGCGCCATGGGGACCATCGTTACCACATGCATCTCACGGTGCGATACAACGACTTCCCGCCCATGATCATGGAAGATCTCTGGAAACAGGGCTACATCATCTCGTCGCAGCCTTTGCTGCTTGGCGCATTTGACAGCTATCGGCGCACTGCCAGATACTACTGCAAGGAGCGCAGCGACGGCATCGTCATACCGATTGATGCCAGGACGTGGGTGGCATCGCGCAGCCTTGCGCGGCAGTTGCCGCCGCCTGAATACTTCCGATCTGATTCGGGGTGCATTGAGATCCCGGACGATTGCCGGGTGTGCGGCCGGTATACGGTGGATAACGGGTTTGGCCACTACCAGTATGGCTGGTACATCGAGCAAGATCCTCTTCATCCGACTGTGATAGACGGGAAGCGTATGCCGCATCAAGGCGGTTTCGGTATGTACTAAATAGTAAATGTAACTTGTGATATAGTTAAACAAATCACGAAAAGGAGGAAAAAGTATTGCGTGCCGAAGGGAATCATGGTAAACTGTTAGCAGTGAAGGACGGTTTCCTCGTCTGCCCGCACTGCCGCTACAAGAAGATGCAGCGTGTGCCGCTCAGGACGACGGCGCGGTGGCTGCCGGTGTGGTGCCCCAAGTGCAAGCACGAGGTCATCGTGGATATCGAACAAGGCCGGAGCTTTGAAAGCCGGAGCCAGTGATCAGCGCGAAGTGCGCGTGGTCGTTGGTTCCGGCTTTTTGTTTTTCTCCGGTGCCGTGGAGGTGATAGCCCGTGGTGGAGAAGCCGCTCCGGCCCTGCCGGGACTGTAAACGGAGATCATCCTGCATATCGAGCAAGAGGCCGGAGCGTTAAACGCCGGAGCCCATGATTAGACACCACACGTTGGTGCTGCGTCATGGTCTCCGGCGTTTTTGTTTTGCCGCGAGGTGATAGCCGCGAGCCGGAACACCGGAGACGAAGACGGGAGGAATGCATGGGAATTTCAGCAGGCAGGCTCGCGGAGCTGCGCGGGCTCCTCGATGCGGGGTCGGAGCATGAGTTCTACTCCTGGCCAGAGTGGCGGCGGCTGCGCCGGGAGGTGCTCGCGGTTGATAACTGCGAGTGCCAGGAGTGCAAGCGGCGTGTACTCCAAGGCCAGTATCGTCCATCACGTCAGACATCTGCGCGATCGTCCCGACCTGGCACTGTCCGTCTACGATGGCGATTCCCGGCAGCTGGAAGCCGTCTGCAAGCGTTGTCACGAGAAGCTGCATCCGGATAGTCAGCGGCAATACGCGCCGTCTGCGCCGCCTCTGACGCCGGAACGGTGGGATTGACCCCCCCTCGGAAAAACGCCCCTCGCGTCCTTGTTGCTACTCGCGGGGGTCCAAGACATTCCAGCGATTTCCGCGTCTGCGCGGTGCCGCGCTGCGCGTGGGCGCGAGGATCGCCGGGCAATTTCAGAACAAACTGCGGTTTTGCGGGGCGGGCAGCCCCGGAAGTACTCTTCTCCTTTTTCCTCGGTTCGGGCGGCTCGTCCGCCCGTCCCGCAAAGCCGCAGAAGAATGCCTCAGGCTGGTCAGCCGAAGGCCTGCGCTGGATGCGCGGGGTATTGACGTAGGCTGGTTGGCCTGAGGCGGACGCGGTGTCCGAATCGGGCACGGGAGGTGACTTTATGCGAATCGAGAACAGGCTACTGGCGGACCTGACGCCGTATCGAGCCAACGCCAAAAAGCACGACGCCGCGCAGGTGGCTAACGTGGCAGAGAGCATCCGGCAGTACGGCTTTGTGCAGCCGGTCGTGGTAGACCGGGACGGCGTTATCGTCATCGGGCACTGCCGCGCCCTGGCGGCGAAAAAGCTGGGCATGGTTGAGGTGCCCTGCGTCTGCGTCGATGATCTGACGCCGGAGCAGGTGAACGCCCTGCGTCTTGTGGACAACAAGACCAACGAGAGTCCGTGGGATCTCGACCTGCTGGCCGCCGAGCTGCCGGAGCTGGATCTGTCGGCGTTTGATTTCGAGTGGGGACTTCAGGTGCAATTGAACGATGAGGTCGTTGAAGATGGCTATAGTCCCACTCCTCCCGCAGAGCCTCGGAGTAAGCAGGGCGAGATATTTCAGCTGGGTCGACATCGCCTAATGTGCGGAGACAGCACGTCTCTGCAGGACGTACAGGCGCTCGTGGGGGGGCAGGTGGATCTTCTGCTTACCGATCCCCCGTACAATGTCGACTATCAGGGCGCCGCCGGGAAAATGGCGAATGATAACATGAGCTCTGCAGCGTTTAGGAGCTTTCTCACCGCCGCTTTCTCCGCCGCGGCGAAGGTCATGAAACCTGCCGCACCGTTTTATGTCTGGCACGGCGAGTCTGAGGGTTACAACTTTCGCGGTGCATGCATGGACTCGGGGCTAGTTCTGCACCAGTGCTTGATATGGGTAAAGTCTCAGCTTGTACTGGGTCGCTCTGACTTTCAACCGCGCCATGAGCCTTGCTTGTATGGCGAGCTCGAGTCAGACGACGAAGCGCAGCCATGTCTGTACGGTTGGACAAAGGGCGGCAAGCACTATTTTTTCAAAAATAGACGGCAGACGACCGTGTTGAATTTTGACAAGCCCGTAAAATCTGCGGAGCACCCGACGATGAAGCCGGTAAAGCTGTTTGACTATCAGATGCAGTGCTCCAGTAGGGAAGGCGATGCAGTGCTTGACTTGTTTGCTGGCAGCGGCACAACGATCATCGCAGCGGAGCAAAACGGGCGGCGGGCTTACTGCATGGAGCTTGATCCTAAATACGTGGATGTCATCATTGACCGGTGGGAGAAGTTTACGGGCAGAAAGGCTGTGTGTTTGAGCAAAAAGGAGGTGTAATGATGGCGCATCAGCGAGAACTGGACCGTCGGCAATTTGAGAGCCTGTGCGGCATGCAGTGCTCCGTGGAGGAGCTGTGCGGTTGGTTTGGCTGTGATGAGGCAGCTCTAAATACTTGGTGCGTGGACACCTACGGTGAGGACTTCCGGAGCGCGTTTGACCGGCTGGCTATGATGGGACGCATTGCTCTGCGCCGCGACCAGGTCGCCGCAGCGAAGAAGAATGTGTCGATGGCGCGGCATCTGGAGGCACAGCGGGCGGGTCACGACGCACCCCCGCAGAAGCGGAAGAACTACCGCCTGACGGACGCCTATAAGGAGCTCCGGCAGTCGATGCTGCAGAACTTAATCGAAAGGGATCTCGACGGTGATGTGTACCGAGATAAAGTGCAGGAATATATGGACTTCTGGGTGCGGCGGCAGGAGCTGCGGGACGACATCGCCCGGCGCGGGCTGACCGTCACGGATGACCGGGGGCGGCTGATGGAGAACCGCAGCGTGTCGCTGGAGATTCAAGTCTCCCGCCAAATGCTGGCGATCTTCACCACGCTGGGCTTTAAGGAGGACGCCCTGGCGGCAGCTGCCAGGGGCGATGATGACGATGAGCTGTGATATCCCCGCGGAGGTTCTGCGCTATATCGAGATCGTCGAGTCCAATAATCCCCGCGCCTGTCCTGAGCAGCACGCGCTGGTGGCGATGATCCGCCGCGTGTTCGACACGGAGGACATCTACGTGGACACGGAGCAGCTGCGCCGGTACCTGAGCCTGCTGCGCTACTTCCCCTATGAACGGCTGTTCCCTTGGGAGGAGTTCCTCCTCGCGCTGTGGGACTGCACCTACCGCGCCGACGGGCGGCCGCGGTGGAAAAAGCTGCTTTGCATGGTGGGACGCGGTGCAGGCAAGGACGGTTTCATCGCTTTTGACGGCGCGTGCTCCATATCCCCCTACAACCCCGTGAAGAACTACAACGTGGACGTGTGCGCCAACAATGAGGAGCAGGCGGTTACGCCGGTAAAGGATCTTTCCGAAGTCCTCGAATCCCCCAAGTGGGAGTCGAAGCTCAACCGGCACTATTACCACACCAAAGAGATGGTGCAGGGCCGGAAGAACAAGGGCGTGATGAAGGGGCGCACCAACAACCCGAAGGGGCGGGACGGTATGCGCTCCGGAAAAGTTGTATTTAACGAAGTCCACGCCTTTGAGAATTACAACAACTACAAGGTTTTTGTCACCGGTCTGGGCAAGGTCGGACAGCCGCGCATCGGGATGTTCACATCGAACGGCGACGTGTCTGATGGCCCGCTGGATGACTTCATTGCCCAGGGGCGGCGGATCCTCTTCGAGAACGAAGCGGAGCCGGAGGGCGGCTATCTCCCGTTCATCTGCTGCCTGGAAAACCGGGAGCAGGTCAATGACCCGGAGAACTGGTTCATGGCGAACCCGTCGCTTTCCTATGTCCCACACCTGCGGCAAGAGATCGAGGAGGAATATGCGGACTGGCTGGTCAACCCGGAGCAGAACGGAGACTTCCTGACAAAGCGGATGGGCATCCGCGCCGGCCAGCTGGAGACCAGCGTGACGGACTATGCCAAGGTCAAGGCGACCAACCGGCCGCTGCCGGATCTCCGCGGGAAGTCCTGCGTGGCCGGCATCGACTACGCGGAGATCAACGACTGGGCGAGCGTCAATCTGCACTTCCGTGTGGGCGCGCAGCGTTATGACATCAGCCATTCGTGGGTCTGCTTGCAGAGCCGGTCTCTCTCTCGCATCGTCGCCCCGTGGCGAGCTTGGGCGGAGGCGAAAAAGCTGACGGTGGTGGACGATGTGAGCATCGACCCCAACCTCCTGGCGGACTACCTGAAGGAGATGGGCTTAAAGTACAACATCGTCAAACTGTCGATGGACCACTTCCGCTGGACGCTGGTGAGCGACGCCATGCGGCGCATCGGCTTTGACGCCAGGGACAAGAACCGCGTGAAGCTGGTTCGACCCAGCGACATTATGCAGGTCGACCCCGTGATCCAGGAATGCTTTGACCGCGACCTGTTCACATGGGGTGACAACCCGCCCCTGCGCTGGGCGGTGAACAATACCAAGAGAGTACGCAGCGGCCAACGTGCCGGTACGAATACAGGAAATTTCTACTACGCCAAGATCGAACCGAAGAGCCGGAAGACGGACCCGTTCATGGCTCTGGTGGCATCTATGACCGAGGAGGCGGTGCTTGGCACCGGCGAGCCGGTGAAGCTGCCGCCCATCGGCGCGATCCGGCTATAGGAGGTGGGCAATGGCACTTAATTTTTGGAAGTGGCTCGCCGGAGGCAAGGCTCGTTCTCCCACCACGGTGGAGATCACGTGCCGCGATCTTCTGGCAGCGGCGCAGGAATTCCAGCTGCGGGACACCTGCTTCTGGATCTGCGCGAACATGATCGCCAACGCCGTCGGGCGTTGTGAGTTCCGGACATTCCGGGAAGGGAAGGAAGTTCGAGAGCGCGAACACTATCTCTGGAACGTAGAACCGAACGTGAACCAGAACTCCACGGCGTTCCTGCACAAGCTGGTGGCAAAGCTGCTGGTAGACAACGAGGTGCTGGTCATCGGCACCCGGCAGCGGGAGGGCTATGACGCACTGGTCGTGGCAGACAGCTATATGACCGGCGGCAGCTATCCCAGCAAGCAGAACGAGTACACGAGCGTGCAGGTGGGTGATGTGTCCTACGAGAAGACCTTCCGCGAGCGGGAAGTCCTGCATCTTACGCTGAACCACGTGAACATCAAGCCGGTGCTGGATGGCCTGTACGGCTCTTACGTGCGGCTCATCAATGCCGCCATGCGGCGGTATGTGTGGGACAAGGGGCAGCACTGGAAAGTCCACGTGAGTCAGCTGGCCTCCGGTGCGGATGACTTCACGCAGAAGTTCTCGCAGATGATCGAGGAGCAGGTGAAAACCTTCCTCGACTCTGATGGAGCAGTCTTGCCGGAGTTTGAAGGCTACGCCTATACGAACGAGAGCGGCAAGGCTGCGGTAGAGCTGTCGGACATCCAGAGCCAGATGAAGGACATCTTCGCGTTCACAGCGAAGGCGTTCCAGATCCCGGCGGTACTGGTGGATGGCAGCATCCAGGGCACGGAGGACGCGCAGAGCCGGTTCCTGACCGGCTGCATCGACCCCATCTGCGATCAGCTGCAGGAGGAGATCAACCGCAAGCGATACGGCTACGACCGGATCCAGCGCGGCGACTATCTTCGCATTGACACCAGCAGCATCCGCCACTTCGATATGTTCGCCAACGCGGCGAATGTGGAGAAGCTGGTCGGCTCCGGTGTGTTCTCCATCAACGAGGTTTTGCGGGCGGCGGGTCTGCCCGCCATCTCGGAGGATTGGGCGGACAAGCATTATCTCACAAAAAATATTGCAACGCTGGGTTCGGAGACCTCTGTGCTTGGCGGTGCGGAAGGAGGAAACGCATGAGAAAACCCCTTTGGGAAATCAAGCAGGCTGCGGAGGGCGTCCTGCAGCTCTACATCTACGGTGATGTAGAGGGCGAGGAGTTCGATTGGGAGAACTGGCGGTATGTCCAGGGCGACAACAGCGCGGAGCACTTCCGCGAAGAGCTGGCGAAGCATCCCGACGTGTCGCGCATCGAGATCTTCATCAACAGCTACGGCGGCAGCGTCTTTGAAGGCACGGCGATCTACAACCAGCTGAAGCGCCACCCGGCGCGGAAGGTGGTGCACGTGGACGGCTTTGCCTGTTCCATCGCCTCCGTGATCGCCATGGCGGGCGACGAGGTGATCATGCCGCGCAACACGCTGATGATGATCCACAACATGTGGATGTGTGCCTGCGGCAATGCCGCGGAGCTGCGGAAGGCGGCGGATGATCTGGATGTCATCAATGCCGCGGGGCGGCAGGCGTATCTGCAGAAGGCCGGCGACAAGCTGACGGAGGAGCGTCTGTCGGAGATGATGGCCGCGGAAACGTGGCTGACCGCTGAGCAGTGTGTTGAGCTCGGTCTCGCGGATCGCCTTGCCGACACCGACGCCGACATGAGCGGCGCGGCCACCATCCTGCAGAAGATGAATGCCGGCATGGAGCAGCATCTCCGGTATCAGAAGTCGCTGGCGGCGCAGCTCCGCGACCTGGCAGCGGCACCCTCGGTGCCTGCGCCCGCTAAGAATCCCCAGGGCGGCGGAAGCCCTGAAAAAATCAACAAAGTTCTCGGACTGTTTTCTTGAGAATCGAAAGGAGAAAAAGAATGAACAACAATGACATTCGCACCCGCGAGGAACTGCGGCAGGCTCTCCAGCAGGCTGCCGTCTCCGGCGACACCGGCGCATTCTCTTCCGTTCTGGACGAGATGATGCAGCGCATCGGTCTGGACATCCAGGCCGAGTACGAGCAGCGGTTTGATGACCTGCGGCAGGAAGTCGATTCCCGCATCCTTGCCCAGCGCGGCGTCCATCAGCTGACCAGCGAGGAGCGCAGCTACTACCAGAAGCTGGCCGCAGCCATGCGCTCTACCGACCCCCGGCAGGCTGTCACTGGCCTGGATGAGACGCTGCCCACCACCGTCATCAACTCCGTTTTTGACGAGCTGCAGACGGCGCACCCCCTGCTGAGCCGCATCAAATTCCGCGCCACCGGCGGCGCGGTCGAGATCATGGTGAACACCAACGGCTATGAGGAGGCCGTGTGGGGCGAGCTGTGCGACGACATCGTCAAGGAGCTGACCGCTGGTCTTAAGAAGGTACCCACCACGCTGCTGAAACTGTCCGCTTTCCTGCCTGTCTGTAAGGCGATGCTGGAGCTGGGTCCGGAGTGGCTGGACAGCTTCATCCGCCAGACCCTCTACGAGGCTCTGAGCAACGGAATGGAGGCAGGCTTCGTCGCCGGCGACGGCAACAAGAAGCCCATCGGTATGATCCGCCAGGTAGGCGACAGCGTCACCGTTACCGGCGGTGCATACCCCGAGAAGGCTGCCATCAAGGTTGACGATCTGTCTCCCTACACCGTGGGCAATCTGCTGTCCATCGTGGCGGCTGATCCTAACGGTAAGTCTCGCCAGGTCCGGGATGTGATCCTGTTGGTAAACCCTCAGGACTACCTGCAGAAAGTCATGCCCGCCACCACGCTGATGGCTCCGGACGGTACCTACCGGAATGACGTCCTGCCCTATCCCATGGACATCATCCAGACCCACGCGCTGCCCCGCGGCAAGGCTGTCATCGGCATTGCCTATCGCTATCTGGCGATGGCAGGCACCTCCCCCGAAGGCCGTATCGAGTACAGCGACCACTACCGCTTCCTGGAGGATGAGCGTGTCTACCTGATCAAGGCCTACGCCAATGGTATGCCTCTGGATAACAACGCCTTCCTGGTGCTGGACATCTCCGGTCTGACGCCTGCCACCTACAAGGTGACGCAGGTGGATCCTCCCGCAGCGTCTACCGATGCCACGCTGACCGCTCTGACTGTGGGCGACCTGGCTCTGACCCCCGCGTTCGCCTCCGGCACACTGACCTACACCGCGACCACCACCGCCGCGTCTGATGTGGTGACCGCTGTGCCCGGCAACGCTGCGGCTGCCATGAAGCTGACCGTGAACGGCACCGAGATCGACAACGGCACCGCCGCCACGTGGAAGACCGGCAGCAACACCCTGCAGGTCGTTGTGACTGCCGCTGACGGCACCACCACCAAGACCTATAAGGTCACCGTCACCAAGTCTTAACGGTGGCGGGCGCGGTGAACGCCGCGCTGCTGTCGTCCGTCAAGATCGCCTGTAACATTACCTGGAGCGATGGGGCTACGGATGCCAAGGTGTCCGACCTCATCGCCTCCGGGGAGGCGTATATTGACGGGAAGCTCGGCGCGGCTGGTGACTATGAGAACCCCGGGGAGCCGTTGACGCTGCTGAAGGAATACGTCCGGTACGGCTTAAGCGACGCGCTGGATGTGTTCGAGACGAACTATCTGAACCGGCTGCTGGCCATGCAGAACGACAGGCAGGTGAAGAACTATGCGGAAGCTACCGTTTCGCCCTGACGACCGGCAGATCACGCAGCCCTACCGGGACGGCGTGGTGAAGATCTACACCATAACGGATGCCGCCCAACCCGGCTACCAGCCAAAGCCTACGCCTACGCTGGTGGAGACATTGTTTTACGCGGAGCGGCGCGTCGGCCTGCAGCGGTATTACAGCGGCAAGCAGGCGCAGGTGCAGGTGGAGCGCGTGATTCGGACACAGACGCGGCCAACGGTGAACCCCCAGTGCATCGCTGTCACAGAGGACGGCACGCAGTATGGCATCGAGCTGGTGCAGCAGCTGCAGGACGTCTACCCTCCGTCAATGGACTTGACGCTCGTCCGGATAGCGCAGAAGTACGAGGTGCCCAATGAGTAAAAAGCGAAATGTGCCCGAATCGGGCACCGACAGGACGCCCCTGTGGGCGCAGCGGATCATCGCGGCTCACCTGGCCGTCACGGATGCCGTCAGCCACGGCGGGCGCATCCAGTCCGACCGCTATCTTGTATGGCAGGAGGACGGCGCGAACGACTTCGAAGCCGGCGGCATCCACGCGGAAAAGGCGGTCACCGGCTCCACGGATCTGTTCACCAAGCAGGAGTTTGACCCCTGGCGGGATGAGCTGGAAGATGCCTTTGACGCGGAGGAAATCGTCTGGAGCCTGAACAGCTGCCAGTTCGAGGAGGAAACCGGCTTCTGGCACTATGAGTGGGACTGGGAGGTGTTTGCCTGATGGCGCGGTTCGAATTTCGGGGAATCGAGAAGTACATCAATAAACTGGACACCTTTCGCCTTGTTACGAAAGATTCGGTAATTGCCAGAACTACATACGCCGGAGCGGCCGTGGTGGCAGACGCTGTGCGAAAATCCATAGAGGCTCTCCCTGTCGGTTCGGGAAGATCTGAGGACGGCGGTCTTATCGACACGGTGACTGCGGCGCAGAAGCGTGGGCTTCTGGACGGATTTGGCATTAGCCCAATGCGGGACGATAACGGCTTTATCAACGTCAAACTGGGATTTGATGGGTACAACGCTACCCGTACCCGCGAGGGCAGCCCAATGTCCTGATCGCCAGGTCCGTCAACAGCGGCACTACCTTCCGGAAAAAGACGAAGTTTGTGGACAAGGCCGTGAACTCCGCCAAGAAGGCGGCGGAAACGGCAATGGACGCGGCGTGCAGCCGCGAAATTGAAAAAATCATGAAATAGGAGGTGCTGCTATGAGCGCAGCAGGAAAGGTCTGTACGGGCTTCAGCAAGCCTTACGTGGCCAAGTATTCCAACGATGGCGGCGCGGTCACCTACAGCGGCGTCATGCTGCTGGCGCGGGGCGTCAGCGTTTCCCTGTCCCTGAATACCACGGACGACAACACGTTCTACGCCGACAACATTTCCGCAGAGACCGCAGCGGCTGTATTCGCAGACGGCACCGCCACGCTGACCGTTGACGGGCTTCTGACGGCGGCGGAAAAGTTTGTCCTCGGCCTGCCCGAGGCCACCGAGATCCAGGCGAGCGGCGGCGCGGTGCAGGTCTCCCACTACGGCGACGGCATGGAGATCCCCTATGTGGGCATCGGCTTTGTCGTCCGCTATCAGAGCGGCGGCGTGGTGACCTACGCGCCTGTGGTGCTGACGAAGGCGCGGTTCCAGCAGCCCGGTCTGGATGCTGCTACGCAGGAAGAGTCCATCGACTGGCAGACGCAGGAGCTGACGGCCACGCTGATGCGCGACGATACCACCAACCACGACTGGAAGCTGGTGGGCGCTGATCAAGCCACCGAGGAGGCTGCCGTGGAGGTCATGAAGGCCATCCTGGGCGGCGCGGCGTAAGAGGAGGAGCCTATGCAGATCTACGGCAGAGAAGTGGGCTTCCGCTTCACGGTGGGCGCCTCCGCTAAGATATCCGACCTCTGCCCGGACGGCGATATCACCCGTCTGGGGGAGGTGCTGGAGGGGAGCTACGGCAAGGTGGTGCGGGACACAGCCGCAATTATCGTCGCCATGAGCGAAGGCTATGCGACGGCCCTTGAATTTGAAACCTTCGGCAGAGCGGACATCGGCGGAGACTGGATACCTCCCCGGCCCCTGACGGTGGACGAGGTTTTGTCATTGCGAGAAAGCGAGTTCATCCAGTTGCAGCAGGCGGCGCTGGCGGCCTGGACGGAAGACAGCAAGCCCACAGTGGAGGTAGAGCCCGAAAAAAAAGAAAGCGGCAAGGCGCAGGCGTCCAGCTGAACCTTGCTTGGCTCCTGTTTTACGGGCGAAAGCTGAATATGGGGAGGCAGGAGATCATGGTCACGCGATACGGTGAAATGCTGGACATGATCGCCTGCCTCGCCATTTATAACGGGGCTACCCCCAAGAAAAAACAGAAACACTGGACATTTGACGAAGCTATGAAAGTGAGGTGAGCCTATGGCTGTGAACATCGGCCCTAAAATCGGCGTAGACGGCGAGGCGGAGTATCGCCGACAGATTAGCCAGATCATCCAGCAGTCCAAGACGCTGGAGAGCCAGATGAAGCTGGTGGCTTCGCAGTTTACCGCTGCCACAACGGCGGAGGAGAGGAATGCCAAGACCGCCTCCGTGCTGTCCAAGCAGATTGAAGTGCAGCGTGATCGCGTGAAGCTTCTGGCGGAGCAGACCGGCAAAGCGGCCGCCAAGTATGGCCCGCTTAACGAGTATACGCTCAAGTATCAGGAAAGCCTGAATAAGGCCACTGCCACGCTGAACAAGATGCAGAGCGAACTGCGCAACGCCTCCAGCGGCGTAGAGGAGCTGGGCGATGACATGCGCGAGGGCAGCGAGAAGGCCCTGTCCTTTGGCGATGTCCTGAGGGCCAACGTCGCCTCTGACTTTATCGTTTCCGGCATCAAAGCGATGGCGTCAGCTATCAAGGAGGCTACCGCAGCGCTTGTAGATCTCGGCAAGCAGTCCATTATGGGCTTTGCCGAGCAGGAGCAGCTGATCGGCGGCGTGGACACCCTGTTCAAGGAGTCCTCCGCGCAGGTGCAGCAGTATGCCAACGACGCCTACAAGACTGCCGGCTTGAGCGCGAACCAGTATATGGAGACCGTCACCAGCTTCTCCGCGTCTCTGCTGCAGTCTCTGAGCGGCGACACGGCTGCGGCGGCTCAGAAGGCCGACCAGGCTATTACGGACATGTCCGACAACGCCAACAAGATGGGCACGGACATGACCAGCATCCAGAACGCCTATCAGGGCTTTGCCAAGGCCAACTACACTATGCTGGACAACCTGAAGCTGGGCTATGGCGGCACAAAGCAGGAAATGGAGCGGCTGCTCGCAGACGCCGAGAAGTTCTCTGGAATCAAGTACGACATTTCCAGCTATGCCGACATCGTGGACGCCATCCACGTAGTCCAGACGGAAATGGGCATCACCGGCACGACCGCCAAAGAGGCGGCCACCACCATTCAGGGCAGCGCCAACGCCATGAAGTCGGCGTGGAGCAACCTTCTGACCGGCATGAGCAATGAGAATCTTGATCTGGACAAGCTGGTGCAGAATGTGATCGACAGCGTCAATACCTTCGCAGACAACCTGCTGCCGCGTCTGCAGATCATGCTACCGCGCTTTGTTCAGGGCCTCACGCAGCTGATCTCCGGCATGATCCCCTATGTAGCGCCGGCCCTGGAGCTTCTCCTGCCGCCGCTTGTCGAGGGGATCGGTGGTCTGGTATCCGGCATCGTGCAAGCGCTTCCTGCGGCCGTGGAGGCGATAGCCACGGTCGTTCCGATGCTGGTCGAGCAGATCACGATACTGCTGCCGCAGATCCTGAATGCCGGCATTGATATTATTGCCGCCCTCGCGTCGGGCATCGGAGAAAACCTTCCGGCGCTGATCCCCGCGGCGGTTGACGCCATCATCACCGTAGCCGAGGGTCTGGTGGACCATGTGGATAAGATCATCATCGCGGCGGGATCTCTTATCGCAGGCTTGACGCAGGGCCTGATCGAGGCGCTGCCCCGTCTGGTGGTGCGGCTGCCGGAGATCATCGGCGCCATTGTCAAGGGCCTCCTGTCTGGAATGGCTTCTATTGGTGAAGTCGGGTCGCAGCTGGTCCGCGGCCTGTTCGACGGAATCTCCAATGCGGCGTCGTGGCTTTATGACAAGCTTCGAGGCTGGGTAAGTGATGTCCTGGACTGGGTCAAGGGCTTGTTCGGCATTCATTCTCCGTCTAAGGTCTTTGCGAATGAGATCGGAAAGTTCATCCCGCCCGGCATCACGCTGGGCGTAGAGCAGGCTATGCCGAGAGCTATGCGCGACATGGGCGAAGAGCTGTCCGCGCTGTCGGCGCTGCCCTTGGGCGGCGGCACGACCACTAACATGGGCGGTGTAGTGCTGAATGTCTACGGCGCGGAGGGGCAGGACGTCAACGCACTGGCGGATGCTGTCATGTATAGGCTGCAGCACGCGGTGGAGCGCAGAGAGGCGGTGTTTGCATGATCTTCTGGGCGGGAGTATCGTCTGATGACGTCCACGTTGTCGTTGAGCGCTATCCGGATGTGGAGCTTTCTGCGCGAAAGCTGGACACACAAGCCGTCCCCGGGCGAAACGGCGACCTGCTGTTTCTCCAGGACGCCTACCAGAATTATGTGCAGGCGTACAGCATCTACATCAGCGCAGAGCGGATGCGGCTCCCCCGCGCTATGCGCGCGGTGGCTGACTGGCTTTGTGGCCCGCGCGGGTACCAGAAGCTGGAGGACAGCTACGACGTAGAGACCTACCGCAGGGCCTATTTTGCCGGCCCGTTGGACGTGGAGAGCGTCATGCACCGGTTTGGCCGCGCGACGATCGAGTTTAACTGCCAGCCGCAGCGGTTCCTTCGTATCGGAGATTTGCCGGTGCAGGCCGTGCAGGGGGAGGTGTTGCGAAACCCCACCGCGTTCACGGCTCTGCCGACGATCACTGTCACCGGAACGGGGGCGGGGACCCTGACGGTAGGCGATGTCACTGTCAACGTCAACAGCATGCCTCGCGGCGCTGTTGTGCTCGATTCGGACACGCAGAACGCCTCCTACGGGGCCTTTAACCTGAACAGCACTATCTCCGCGCCGGAGTTTCCCACGCTGCCGGCCGGGGAAAGCGTCGTCCGCTGGACGGGCGGCATTACAAGCGTGGAGATCATCCCGAGGTGGTGGACACTATGAAACCGATCCTTTATGACGCTGACCGCACAAGCTTCCCGGCGGGCGTTGACAATGGGCTGGGCGTCCTCGCGGACGCCATGTCCTGCAAGGTGACGCAGGAGCTGAACGGTCAGTACGAACTGGAGCTGCACTATCCGGTGGAGGGAATCCACTATGGAGAGATCGCGCTGCGCGCTATTCTCCGGGCTACTGTTGGCCCAGACGGCAAGCTGCAGCCTTTTAGGGTATATCGCATCGTGCCGGGCATGAACGGCACAGCGGCCATCTACGCGCGGCACATCGCCTATGATCTCGGCGGCTATGTGGTGTCTCCATTCACGGCAGCGGATGCGCCATCCGCTGTGGCGGCTATTAAAAGCCACGCGATGCCGACAGACTTTCCCTTTGCGCTGACGACCGACAAGACCACCGTGGCCACCATGTCCGTGACGGTCCCCTCCAGCGCGTGGGGGCTGCTGGGCGGCCAGCAGGGCAGTCTGCTGGACGTGTACGGCGGCGAGTACGAGTTTGACGAGTGGGCGGTGCGGCTGCTGACACGGCGCGGAGCGGACCGCGGTGTGTCGGTGCGGTACGGGAAAAACCTTACCGATCTGACGCAGGACGCCAGCTGCGCCAACTGCTACACGGGTGCAGTGCCGTACTGGCGAAGCAACGGCATCACCGTCACGGCTGCGCCTGTGTACGCAGAGGGCGATTTTGGTTACACCAGGCTTATGCCGCTGGATCTGTCCACGAGCTTCGAGCAGCAGCCAACACAGGAGCAGCTGCAGGCCGCAGCTGCCTCCTACATCAAGCGGAATCGCATCGGCGTCCCCGCGGTGAGCTGGGACGTGAAGCTGGCACTGCTGGCGCAGTCCTCTGGATACGAGGACGTGGCGTTCCTGGAGCAGATCTATCTGGGCGATACCGTGGGCGTCTACTTCCACCGCCTGGGTGTGGACGCCAAAGCGCGAGTGAACAAGATCGTCTGGGACTGCCTGCTGGAGCGCTACGACAGCGTAGCCCTTGGCAGTGTGAAGGCCAACATCGCGGCCACTATTGCCGGGCAGCAAAAGGAGATCGATGCCAAGCCGTCCACCGCGCTGGTCGAGAAGATCTCCTCCAGCCTGACAGCTGCCCTCCTGGGGGCGAATGGCGGTTCTGTCCGTCTGCTGGACACGAACGGCGACGGAGAGCCGGATGAGCTCTATATCGCCGACGATCCGGATCCCACCAAGGCTAAGAAGGTTTGGCGCTTTAACTACGAGGGCTGGGCCGCCAGCAGCACCGGCTACAATGGCCCCTACACGATGGGCGCTACCATTGCCGGGGGCATCCAGGCGTGGATGATCACCGCCGCGAATCTGGTGGCCGGCACGATCTCCAGCGAACAGGGGAACTTCCTGATCAATCTGGATGGTGGCACCATCGACACCAGCGCCACCGGCGCGACCTACAAAAACTCCGACTACTCGCAGGCGGATCTGGACCGAATCAATCAGATCAACCTAAAGACTGTCACGCCGACTTTGGCCGACTACGAGAAACTGGATGTCAACGGCGACGGCGCGATCAGCATCACCGATGCTGTGCAGATCCAGCAGATCATCAGTGGAGCGCGGACAGTGAACTTCACCACGCGGTGGCGGCTGCGCATCGATCCTGCCGACGGAAACAACCTACTGAAGATCTATCGTGTCTACCACAACAACATCACCGGCGCAGATACTGAGAACATCGTCTTGTCTGCTGGATTCTCCAATGTGAAGGCGAACTCTGTGGAGGCCGTAAACTTGATTGCACAGAAAGCGATCGAGGCGGAAAGTGCGAGCTTCGACGCACTGAAAATCGACGGGAAAGACTACCAGCCTTTTGAGAGGAAGCCCATCGGCTATGTCGTCTGCTGTACTGGCGGGAGCAACAATCAGGCGACCTGCTTCATTCCTGAAGGCACCTCTGGATCTTTCCAGTGCGCGTCGAATGACTGGTACTGCGCTTTCTCGTTTGATGGCAGCGGTGGAGCATCGAAAACGGGCGGAACGGGGTCTATCGATTCCGTGAAAACAGTTTACAACGGATAAGGAGGGATTTTTTTGAATATTAAACACTCGATCGGGCTGAACCTGTCCGCCTACGAGATCCCGTGTCGCCTGCACATGGTGCAGGGCGATAGCAACTCGCGGACGATCGTGGCCACGCTGTGGGACGGGGCGCAGCCGTACAGCGTGCCGGATGGATCGTCTGTCATGGTCCGCTTCAGAAAACCGGACGGAACTGGCGGTCTTTATGATTCTTCCGAAGCTGGCGAGACTATTTCCTATGCCGGTAACGTCGTCACGGCCCCGGTGGCCACACAGATGCTGGCTGTGGCTGGAGACGTCTTTGCAGAAATCGACATCTTCGGGAGCGGCTCCGGGACAGCGGCCGAGCGGCTGGCTACATTCCGCTTCGTCGTCGAGGTGGCGCCCTGCGTGCTCCCCGACGCGGAGATCATCTCCAGCGACTACTACAACGTTCTGGCGGCTAAGGTCGCGGAGGCGGTCGCGGCTGCCGATCAGGCAGAGCAAGCGAAAAGTGCTGCTGCAGCATCGGCGGCAGCGGCAGCAACAAGTGCCGCAGACGCTGCAACATCGGCTGAGGGTGCCGTCAAGTATAACGCACCTCAAACACTGACGGAGGCCCAGAAGCAGCAGGCGCGGGACAACATCGGCGCGGAGGTGTTCTACATCGACCTTGCGGGAGATTACCCCAATTATACCTGCCCGGTGGCGCTGGCCGACATCAATGCGGCGTATGAGGCGGGGAAGGTGCTGGAATGCCGGTGTAAGATGGGAATGTACACCGCAACGCTGCCGCTATTCATCCCAGTGCCTGAACTTGGCCGATGGATATTCTCCGGCTCCGGCGAACTGGCGGATATGGGCTTTCCGGCACAGACCTTTACGGTAGCTGTTACCGGTTTTGGTGTGCAGGCCAGCAACGCGAAGCTGGCGACGACGGAGGATAAGCTGCCGAACCCCAACGCGTTGACCATCACCAGCGGTAGCAACAGCGTCACCTACGACGGCAGCGCGCCGAAAAGCATCGATATCCCATTAAGGTTCAGCCCCAACCTGCTGCGAAACGGTACGTTTGCAGACGGCTGCATCGTGAACCAGCGGGGGAAGACGAGTTACGCGGGAACCGGCTACGGTGTGGATATGTGGTATACCACCGGCGCTACGCTGTCTGTGGACGTGACGGCGGAGGGCGTCAAGCTGTACAAGAACGCCGCCTCCGCCAACCCTGCATGGGCGCAGGCACTGGAAACGGACGCGGCGGTCGGGCAGACGGTAACGGTCTCTATGCTCTATAAGGGCAGCGGAGAGGGCGCCTCTCTGCGCGTAGCACAGTCCGGGGGCATCGTGACGCTTTCCAATGTGTCCGACTGGACGCTGGTACAAAAGACGTTCGCACTTGAAAAGTGGAGCGTCGGCACGTTGCAGGATCGCGCCATCGTGGCGATTCAGTGCTTCGAGAACATGGAGGCTAATCAGGGGCTGTACATCAAGGCCATCAAGCTGGAGCTGGGTGAGCAGCAGACGCTGGCACATCAGGAGAACGGCGCGTGGGTGCTGAACGAGCTGCCGGATTACGGCGGGGAGCTGCTGCGGTGTCAGCGGTACTATCAGGTCTACACAACGGCGGCGGCGCGTCCCGCCAAGGCGCTGGACTGTCGCCCTGTTATGCGGACAGACCCCGTGCAGAGTACGGTAAGCGTGGGCGGTGCGACGCTATACGCCAACAGCGCGGAGCTGTAAGGAACGGCGGGATGGAGATATGGACGAATGTCGGCGTGCCGCTCATTGTGGCGCTGCTGACCTCCACCGCCCTGTGGGGCGTGGTGAGCAAGGTGATCCTCAAGCGGATGGAGCTGGCGGCCAAGCGCAGCAAGGCGGACGAGGCGGAGCGGAAGATGCTGGTGGGACTGGCCCACGACCGCATCATCCACCTCGGCATGGTGTACATCGAGCGGGGCTACGTCACGCAGGACGAGTACGAGAATTTGCAGGTGTACCTCTACGAGCCGTATGAGGAGATGGGCGGCAACGGCAGCGCACGGCGCGTCATGGAGGAAGTGCGGAAGCTGCCCATACGGTGAGGCATAAAATGGAACAGGCCGACAGGCCGGAAAGGAATTTGTTATGAAGCTGAACAACAAGGTATATGACATCCTCAAGTGGCTGGTCATCATCGTCATGCCCGCCGTGGCTACGCTGTACGCGGCGCTGGCGGCGGTGTGGGCGTGGCCTTATGCCGACGAGGTGGTGACCACCATCACCGCCGTGGACACGTTCCTCGGCGCGGTGCTGTGCATCAGCACGGCACAGTATCACAAGGAGGCGGGCAACAATGGCTAAGAGAGTGTATCTGTCCCCCAGCGACCAGCGGCGGAACACCTACGCGGTGGGCGACACCACCGAGGCCATCCAGTGCGGACGCATTGCCGAGGCTTGCAAGGCCGCTCTGGAGCGCTCCGGCGTGGAGGTGATGCTGGGGCAGTATGACACCATGCAGAACCGTGTGGCGGCGTCCAACCGCTTCAAGGCTGATCTGCACGTGCCCATCCATTCCAACGCCTGCAACGGCAAGGCCAGCGGTACGCATCTGTTTTGTTACAGCGGCGACCGGAACAGCGCCGGGTACAAGGCGTGTCAGGCGGTGCTGGATGTGCTGGGGCCTGTGACGCCGGGTGCGCCGGACGTGATCCGCGCCTACCCCGCGCTGTACGAGGTGAAGCACCCTGCCGCCACGACGGTGTATATCGAGGTGGACTTCCACGATGTTCCCAGTGTTGCACAGTGGATCATCGACAACACCACCCTGATCGGCGAGACCATCGCCAAGGGGCTGTGCAACGCACTGGGTGTGACGTTCGTGGAGAGCGCCAACGTGCCGGTGCCGGTGCCTGCGGAGAAGGACACGACGCTGCCCATGCAGGTACGGATGCTCAAGCGCGGCATGGCGGGCGCGGACGTGAAGACCCTGCAAGCGGCGCTGATCGCCTACGGGTTCTCCTGCGGCGCGGCCGGTGCGGATGGCGACTTCGGCAGCGGCACGGAAGCGGCGCTGAAGAAGTTCCAGACCAAGTACGGCCTCGGCGCTGACGGCATTGCTGGGAAAGGGACGTGGGGCAAGCTGCTGGGGCAGTAAGAAAATCGTTTTTTCTATGTGAAGAGAGCGACACATTTACGGATCCAAAACTCTGGACGAAACAGGGATAACGATGCGCCGACCCCTGCTTCCACCAAAGCTCCGCAAGTCCACGGCGAATATGATCGCCATGAATACAACTTACCGAGACATCCGCGCAAGACTGCGCAGTATGTCCCCGCAACGCGCCATTGATTACGTTGCCGCGCTTGAGCTTCCGGGAGACGAGGCGTTTTGCATCATCGCGTGCGATGTTAAGCAACAATCCCGCCAGCAGGTGGCAAACAGGCTGTTTTCGTCGGTCGAGTATGTCAAGAAGTGCCGCCGCAACGGTTACCAAAAGATTGCCGACCATATCAAAAACCCATAAATAGAAGACCCAACAAAGACCTTTTTCAGGCTCTTTGTTGGGCCTTTTTTATTGTATGTTGTGAGATATACAGGGGGTGTCGAAATGAGTGTAATGGATCGGCTGCTGACGTGCGGGTATACGGCGGATATGGCGCGGGATATATGCGACCAATACGGAGCGGACTTTGCTGGATTGCTTTTCCTTGTGCGCATCGTGGAGCTTTTCCACGACGATAGGCGCGAATATGTATAGCTACTACAATGAAAACCCACGAGGTAAAAACGTAGGCGACTGTACCGTCAGAGCCATATCAAAAGCAACTGGCAAGGACTGGGGTGAGACGTACCTCCGGCTTTGCGTACAGGGATATCTTGACGGGGATATGCCGTCGGCTAACTCCTGCTGGGGCGCTTATCTTCGGTCGGTAGGTTTCCGACGGTACATCGTGCCGGATACCTGTCCTGATTGTTACACAGTTGGCCGTTTTGCCGATGAGCACCCATTTGGGACGTATATTCTCGCGCTCTCCGGTCATGTCGTGTGTGTACAAGATGGTGTTTTATATGACAGCTGGGACAGCAGCAACGAAACAGTTTTGTATTATTGGGAAAGGACGGATGAAGCATGAACTACCCCTACTATGGAAACCCCTATATGCCGCCGATGCAGGACAACCTCGCCCAGCTGAGGCAGCAGCAGATGCAGGCTATTCCTCCGATGCCGCAAAATCCCCTGCCGCAAAGCGGCGTGCAGTGGGTATCCGGCGAACAGGAGGCAAGAAGCTGGATGGTCGCTCCCAATGCGGCGGTGGCGCTGTGGGATTCGACGGCGCCCACGGTGTATCTGAAACAGGCCGATGCAAGCGGCAAGCCGACGCTCAAGGTGTACGACCTTGTGGAGCGGCTTGCAAGCGCTCCTGACACGCAGAAAGCGCCCGCTGCGGAATATGTGACCCGTAAAGAGTTTGACGCGCTGGCGGCGCTTGTGAGCGAAATGAAGGGCAAGAAGCGCAAGGAGGAAAAGAGCGATGAATAATCCGTTTTTCGGTGCAATGGGCGGCGGCAACGGTTTTATGCAGATGGTGCAGCAGTTCAAGCAGTTCAAGGCGAATTTCCAGGGCGACCCCAAGGTAGAGGTGGAGAAGCTGCTGCAAAGCGGCAAGCTCACGCAGCAGCAGTTGAACCAGCTCCAGCAGATGGCGAAGCAATTTCAAAGTCTGATGGAATAAGCAAAACATAAGACGAAACGTAAGACGGAACGTAAGACAAAACGTAACTTGTTTCTTGATCGTGGCCGCGATTCAGATAAATTACATCAATAAAAAGGAGTGATACTATGTCTCTTTCCGAGGGTATGCCCACCATGACCATGCCTGTGACCCCTGCCAATGGCAGCGGTAACGGCTTTGGCTTTGGCGGTGACGGCGCGTGGTTCCTCATCATCCTGTTCCTGTTCGCGTTCTGCGGCTGGGGCGGCAATGGCTGGGGCAACAACGCTGGCAATTCCGGCGGTGTGGTGGACGGCTATGTGCTGGCCTCCGACTTCTCCAATATCGAGCGCAAGATGGATATCATCAACGGCGGGCTGTGCGACGGCTTCTATGCCGTGAACAACACGCTGTTGACCGGCTTCGGCAATGCCGAGCTGTCCCGCGCCAACCAGCAGGCCGCACTGATGCAGCAGCTCAGCGCTATGCAGATGCAGGCGGCAAACTGCTGTTGCGAGAACAGAGCCGCCATCGCGCAGGTGCGCTACGACATGGCGACGCAGGCGTGTGACACGCGGAACACCGTGCAGAACGCCACCCGCGACATCGTGGAGAATCAGAACGCCAACAGCCGCGCCATCCTGGACTTCCTGACCAACTCCAAGATGCGCGATCTGGAGAGCGCAAATCAGGAGCTGCGTCTGGCCGCGTCTCAGGCGGCGCAGAACAACTATCTGATCTCCCAGCTGCGGCCTACGCCTATCCCGGCGTATGCATCCTGCAACCCGTGGGCTGGCAGCTACACCGGCTGCTCCGGCTGCTGACAACTGCATAGAAATCTATTTCCAAAACGGAAATTGTTCAGCTCCGGGCTGATATTGAAAGGCGGCGGGGCAATAGCTCCGCCGTCTGCATTTTTGAAAGGAGTGAGTATTTTGGCTGAATATGTAAATACCAACATCGTTTCTGTTCCTGCCGGGCAGAATGTACCGCTGACGGAAACTGCCGTTGCGGGAAAGTCCTGCATCGTACACCGCGAGGGCAGCGGGCAGGTGTTCTTGCGTGGCCTGACAAACCAGTGCAAGGCGCGTTTCCGTGTGTCCTTCGGCGGAAACATCGCCATCCCCACCGGCGGCACGGTGGGCGCGATCTCCACCGCGCTGGCTATCAACGGTGAGCCGCTGACCAGCGCTGTTGCGACAGTAACGCCCGCCGCCGTGGAGAATTATTTCAATATCTTCGTCGCTGCCAACGTGGACGTGCCGAAGGGCTGTTGCGTAACGGTGGCGATGGAGAACACCAGCGCTCAGGCGATCAGCTTTGCCAATAGCAACATGATCGTGGAGCGCGTCTGCTGAAAGGAGGTAAAGCATGAGCATGAAATCTATGTATGAGCTGCGCGATATGCTTTGCGATGAGCTGGATGAAATTGCCAGAAAGGGTGAGCTTGGAGCAGGTGATCTGGATATCGCGCACAAACTGGCAAGCACCATCAAAAATCTGGATAAAATTGAGGCAATTGAAGATGGCGGCTATTCCAGAGCTGGGTATCAGCCGCGTCGGTATCCGCACGATGAGTACGGAGGTGGTAGCTCCTACGCAAGAAGCCGAAAGCATTATGTCCGGGGTCATTACAGCCGCGACAGCGCACGCGACGGAATGAGACGGCAGTTGCAAGATATGCTGGATAGCGCAGACGATGACACCATCCGAAGCGCCATTCAGCGCTGCATGGACGTGCTGGAGGACGAAAGGGGGTAAACGCCCCATGAGTGATGAGACCGAGATCAAAAGGTGGATAGCGCGGTTAGAAACCGAAGAGTCCAGCTGGACAAACTATGAACGCCTTGCCGTGCTGTATACGGTGCTTAACCAGCAAAACGACGTTAACGACAAAATGTCGCCAATGCTGTATTCCGCCGCTCCTGCACCGGTTGAAGTTTTCGGCGACAGCGACTTTCTGCGGGCCGTATCAGCTGTTGAGCCAAGTGTGGCATGGGCGGTTATGGACGAACTGATGGACAGTTTGAAAGTTGTTAACGAGCGCGTCTACAACAGCGTCATGCGTAAACTCGATAGGTAAAAAATCCCCCGTCATTTACGGCGGGGGATTTTTTAGGTATACTTCCCCTTTGTGTCCGCCAAGGTAAAATATGCCTAACGCGGCGTTACGAAAAACGCGCCATCGTTGTCTGCATCAATCCGCTTGATGAAGCGCGTCCAGAATTCCTTTTTTTCTTCCCGAGAGTATGTGCCATATTCGCCCAGCCCGTTTCTCAAGGCGTCGAGGTCTGTCTTCGGCTTTTCCTCCACGGTTTCGAGGGATCTTTTCAAGATCGAGTATTCCGCTTTATAATCGTCAAGCTCAATCAAATCGTTTAGGTATAGCGTTTTTAGTTTGCTCATTTTCTTTCGTATCGAGTCCGCGCTTTGCGTGGGCTTTTTTTCGGCCTTTTTGTAGTACCTATTGTTCCACTCTGCGATTCCAGCAAGCTCGTGTAGTAGGTAGTCTTCCAACACATCCTCTCGTATCCTTTTTGTGTGAGGGCAAGAGGTGTTATCAAGCATCCGAGTCCGGCATCGGTAATATGTATATGTCTTCTTTACGGTTTCCGATTGCATCGTTTTCCCGCATTCTTTACAATGCAGTATCCCGGAAAACAGATACACGCGGTCTGTGTCAACTCCCGCACAGCGTTGTGACCGCTGGCGAATAATATCATTTACAATGTCAAAGTCTTGCTTACTAACCAACGCCGGACAAGCATTTTCGATGCCGTAAACCTCGCCGATGTAAAGACGGTTGCGGAAATAGTTTACATACTTGCTATAAGCCCGGTCAATGCCCCATGTGTCAAGCATATATCGCTTTACGGCAAGGACGCTTTTTAGCCGGATGAACGCGGCGAACATATCTCGCGCTGCATCTACCGTGCCGTTATCAATCTGGTATTGCCTGTCCGTGATGACATACCCTAAAGGCGCTTTTGAGCCGGCCGGTTGTCCTTTTGCCCGTTTTCCATCGTTGATAAATTTGATTCGTTCGCTTGTGCGGTCGGCCTCGTCTTGCGCGACTGACAACATAATATTGACCTTTAAACGCCCTGAAGCAGTCCGTGTTTCGTAATCTTCTTCCGTCGCTTGCCATGTTACGCCGTACTGGTCGAGCTGTGTTTGTACATCGTAATACCCCGCGACATTGCGAAACCAGCGGTCAAGTTTGACAAACAGAATCATGTCTATCTTACCGTCTTTGCAATCGCCCAGCAGTCGCAGGAGCGCCGGACGCTTTTTATACGGCTTTCTCGCGGATATTCCCGCGTCCTCATATATGCCCACCACGGTCATTTTATTTGCTTTTGCATATCTTATCAGCGCGTCCCGCTGCTCTTGCAGGGACAGGCCATGCCGCGCCTGTTCTTCGCTTGAGACGCGGATATACAAAGCCACTCTTATCAAAGCCACTCTCATCAATGCCGCTATCATCAAATCCCCCTCCAAAATCCGTAATCTATACAATGAAAATCAATGTACACGCACCATGCAGCGAGAAGAACAATTATAAAAAACATTATAGCAATCACGCCGTTGCGGATACGCACTCCACGCCGCATGATCTCGATCATGTCTGCTTTTGCGTCAACATGGCGTTCCAGCTCATCATTCCGCGCCTGCAAAGTTTCCTCGGTCAGCGTCAGGTGTTCGGAAATTCCGAACGTCTCGTCAAGGGATATGCCCATTGCCTTGCAGATCGGCGCGACAGTGTAAATGGACGGCGACTTTGAAAACTTGGAAAAGAAATTCTGCACGGTGGACAACGGTACGCCGGAAGTGTCGGAAATGTCCTGATAGGTCAGTTTCAATTCTTCTTTGCGGATTCTACACACCTCTTGAATGTTCATTTGCATCACCTTAATTTCTCCGATTTTGGCACCGCGAAGTCGCAAGATGAGGGCTTACCGAACCTCACCACACGCTGTTTTATTGCAAGGTTTTGGCGTTGAAGTAGTCAAGCAACGCGGAGTATGGTCAAATTATGCAGCGGCGACCGCTCCTCGCTGCCTGCAAAAAGGCACTGCCGTTTGTTGCGGAGAGCGGCAGTGCCTTTAGTTACTTATTGCTTCTCAAGTTTTACGGTCTGCGTAGCTCCCATAGCAGACACTTCGTAGCTAATTACGCCGTCCTGATAGGTAAACGTCTTGGTGTCATCGCCGCTGGCGAGAATTGCCATATCGGTCTGGTCTTTATCATTTTCCGATTCCCAGGTGTACGGCTCATCCGCCGTGGGAGGGGCATCAAAAGTGCCAGCCCAATAGAGGGCTTTGGTGTCTCCATTATCAGATACCCAATACACCTCAATGGCATCTCCGGAAATGGTAGCGGCCTGCCATGCGTCCTCTGCATCGCTGTTTGTCTGCTTCCACTCTCCAACGAGATCGGGCGGAGTTACCGGCTCGTTTTCTGGCTTGGTCTGATTTGTTCCCCCGCAGGCGGTTAACATGCCGAGCGCGAGAACCAAAGACATCGCGATAAGCAAAAACTTTTTCATCTCAACTCTCCATTTTCTTATATTTTCGACTGCACAAAGTGCAATAATCGACATATAGCCCCGTTACTATAATCATTTGGAGGGACACAAAATGTTGCGCGAAGACGTGAAAAGTGATACAATAGAGTATCAAAAAATGCTGGCAGAAGCCTTTGACCTGATACAAAAGTTATCCGACGAACAACTTCAAAAAATCATGGATGCTCTAAAATGAAAATTAGGGCGATCAGTAAAGAAAAAGGCGTCGAGTATGAAATCGGCCTGGAATGCGACGGCATGGATCGCGAGACCGCAATGACCGAGCTTTACCGAATGGCGCGAAACCTGTTTACCGGGGAACTTGAGGTGTTTTAGAAAGAGGGCGAAGCCGGAAAGGCCGCATTTTAACCGTTGGCTTTCCGCTTGCACTCGATCACGGCATTTAACTGCGTGCAATAATGATTTCTTTCATTGGTCTTCCTCAAAAGCGGCGCGACCCATTTTTATAAACCGCTCCAGCTTTTCCGGCGGTAATGACAACACAAACTGAATAGCGGCCTTCTGCAACTCCGTATAGTCCTCGCCCTCTGTGGCGAGGGCTTTTTTTATGCCCGGGTCGTCCGTTTCGCCACGGAGGTATTCAACGGATACGCCATGCAGCGCCGAGATTTGGTAAAGATAATTTTTATATGAATCGCTTTTCCCTGATTCCCAATCGCTTACTATCGCCCCGCTCTTAAACCCAAGTTCCCTTGCAAAATCAGCCTTTGCGCCATGCACATATTTCCCGTCAGGTTTGCGAGGGATAAGAGAAAGGACACGCTCTTGCATAATTGACATATTCGCTTGCCTATATTTGTTAGATTTGCCAAAACTCAATAAACACTGAATTTACCTATTGCAAACCTCGCATCTGTGAGGTATCATATACCTAAGCCCACCGGAAAAGGGTACACAAAAACCAGCCCCCATAAAAGCGGCTTTTGCAATGTCTTTTGGCGATTTCATTGTAATACGCTTACGGGGCAGTGTCAAGTGTGATTTCTCATGTTTATGAGGTTTCGGCGGGCATTGACTGCGGCGGGGAAACATAAGACCGGCGGGAGCACCATTCCCACCGGCCAATGTCCAAATTTGTTTACCCTTTGCCCCGTGCAGGCTTTCGCCGCTTGCAATGGTGCTACAAGTTCTTCTGGAGCCTTACCACTTTCGCAGTTTTGGTTCTGCGCATGGCCTTCTCGCTGGTAAGCCATCGGGAGTACCCGATACGGTGGGATATGATTACTGGCATATCACCGTGAGTTTTAACCTCTTCACTGAGTGCTCCGCCGTATCAGTTGCTGCATTTAGCCAGTTTTACGCGCTTTGGCAACCGCTGTTGCGACCCGGCAGGAAGGGAACAGGCAAAATCAAAAGGTTGGTCACGAAAACCACCTCCTTTGAAGTTGCCCAAAGAGGGCTAACGGCAGTATAGCAAATCTCCCCGCCGCAGTCAATGATAACTCACAATGAAGGGAGGACACAAAAATTGACATTGAGAGAGCTACGAGAACGCTCCGGACTGACCCGCGCACAGGTGGCAAAGAAACTGAATGTTGACTTATCCTGCGTAACGCATTGGGAACTTGGCGACTGGCGACCGTTGCGGAAGTACCACAAGAAGTTGGCGAAGATGTACGGCGTGACGGTGGACGAGCTGTTTGAATCCAGCGACGGGCAGTAAAAAAATGCCCCGCCCAATGTTGCAGCATCGAGCGGGGCGGGTGGGACAAATTTCACCACAAGATATTGTGTCCGTGCTTATTGTAGCACGGGAGAAAGGAAAAGGCAATGAGTAAAAAGCCGGAGTACAAAATCATTTGGGTAACGCCCCCAGACCCCGTAAAGCTGGGGAAGATCTTGGGCGAGATTTACGCCCGTGGAAGAGGGCTTGAGTTTGTCGGCCTTGTGCCGAACGAGAAGAAGTGTGGAGGTGCGAAATGAGCGCGTTTGCATGGGCGCTGGCGTTTATCGGCGCGGCGTGGCTGAGCTGGGCCATCGTCAAGGGCGTGGAGGCGCTGGGGCGATGAACGGAACGACAATCGAAACGATGTTGTACCGCAGGTACAAGACGTCTTTCTCCGATTGCGAAACGGTATTCGGAAGCTACGACAAAGAGCGAAAGACGATTGATGTGATACTCCCGGAGGGGCGCATGAAGCCGTCCGGCGTTCGCGGGCAATCTTATCACTGGATGGAATTTTCCGGCGTAGAAAACGCTACAGGACGGCCGGTACGATGCACAATCAAGGCAATTTGCAGGGAAAACGCAGTTAAGCGTCTGGCAAAGAGCTGCACCTGGAACATTTAGGACACATGGAGGTAACGGGTATGAGAGAGCGGAACAGGCGGGCGCGGGAATACTCCCGTATGTGCCGCACCAGGAGATGGTGCAGGCGTATGTGGGTAGTGGCAATCGTCCTGTGGGTGATGCTGCTGGTGTTGGTGGCGTGGTGCCTGACACTGCCGCCGGTGCAGGAGGATGTGGTGCAGTCACCGCCCACGGCAGAGACCGCGGAGCCGGAGGCGGAGAACGTGCTGGTATGTGACATCACCGGTTATTG